CTGACTTAGATTCATATAAAGATGTCCACTCTCGCATGAATGTACCCATCTCAGGCTTACCTTTAAATGCTACAGAGTTATTAGCTAATGCTCTTTGCCCTTCATTCTCCCACCATTGACCTGACTTGGCATGTCTCATTTGGTCATCGCCTAAGTTAGATAAAGAGATAAGAGCAGAACGTCTTACACCACCTACAACTACAACCTCACCAATCTTGCACATTAAATCGTGGCACTCGATAGGAAATAGTCTTCTACCTTTAGCACCTTCAAACTTCTGAATACAGAATCTAAACAACTCTTCTAGTGGTGCAGGTCCTGATGCTCTACCCCCAAATGTTTTTAGTCTAGCACCTGCAGGTCTTACCTCGGATATATCCCATGTAGGTATCTGTCCTGCATACAATAAAGATATTAACTCTCTTAATGCTCGTGCCCAACCGGGTCTACTATCACCTACTTTAATTATTGTAGATGACTTCTCAAAGTGTTCATTCACTACAGGTAGTTTATCTACACACTCTCTTTCAACAGAGAATCCTACACCTGTACCACACATAAGTATGTACATGCACTCATCAAAACTACGAGGGCTATCTACGGGTATGTAGCTACAGTTATAACCACCCACGTGACACCTGTCTAAGGCAGGTCCTGCAGTCATTAAGGCTCTCATGCTAGGCATTGTACCTAAACTCATTATCTGCTCTGTAAGCTTATCTTTTAAGGCTTTAGTTATAGTATAAGAGTAGTTCTTCTTTAGGTGATTAGACATATAGTCGAAGTATCTGTCAACAGTCTCTCCCCAATTCTCTCTTCTTTGTTCATCATCCTTCCACCGTGCATAGCGAGAGAGTGCTATAAAGTTTTGGTAGTCGGTAGGTAAATAGTTTTGTATCATTTATGTCTCCTCACTAACTAATTTCATATTGTTTATTCTAACCCCTTCTATTTCGTGGAAGGCTTCTCGTATATATTCTTCTATCTCATCACTAACCATGCCATCCGCAGGTACGGCATACTCTTCGGGGTCAATAGATAGTGTCATCATTATCTTAACTTTTATCATCGTAGACCTCAATGAGTTTATTCAGATACCATTGTGCTTTCTTTAAATCCTCTACACCATTCTTGTATCTGAATCTCCATAGATATTTAACTATATTACCTTGTAAGTAATAGTCAAAGCCATCTACTAACATAGCTTCCAAGGCATCGATGGTTTCAATACCTGCTTTATTATAGTGTTTAGGACTATTAACCATATCTTCTTCCATTGCTTTCTCCCTTTCTGCTCTGTAAGCCATGTACTCTAAATGTCTCATATCTTTTGTACTCTTTTTAGAAGTCATTGTCAATGTTTAGTTGGACCTTTTCCAAAAGAAATATGTATTACATTATCATCTTTATTTTGAATCCTATTGTCTATGTCTGCAGAAGGTACATCAAACACGTCTTCTATAGGTAGGTGCTTATCCGCTTCTTCCTCTACAGCATCTCTAAATATTTTATTGTGTTCCATCAAGGGAACAGTAGCACATATCTGCCTAGTAAAATTTAACATGGATTCAAAGTCATCATCATTTAATGGATTCTTTTTACCTACCATTATATTTAATGATACATCTCCTGTCCAACCCTTATCATCTAGGTGTGGTTTTATTTGTATAACAAAGTCTTCATCATCTAAGTATTTATCATTAATCATTTTACTCTCCTTATTCTTTTTCCTGTAAACTTAATTAGTTTAGGATGTTTGTTCTTGCCCTTTTCTTTAAGCCAATCTTCGGGGATTATTCTATCATAGTATCTGAAGCCATACTTGTTACACCATTCTCCATACGTAGACTTAGCACCTTTACTAAGCTTGCGTCTACTATTTTCAAAGACAAATCTAATATCTAATTGTGGATGTTGTTTCTTTACTGCTAAATGCTTTCGTCTATCAGCCGCTAGAAACCTTCCCTTTGTCTCTATAATAATACCATTGTTTAATATAAAGTCAGGGGTATAAGTGCGGTAGGCTAAGTCTTCCCATTCAATCTTGACACATTCGTATCCGTATTTATGCTTACGTTCTTCAAGATATATGGAAACCTTATGTTCTAAACCACTCCTATACCCATGCTTCAAGGCTGCACGATAAGCCTTATGAGGAGACACTTAGAAGTTTCGCCACGATATAAATGGATTGCTATATGAATAGGTATTATTATACCCTAAATTCTTTAGCTCTTCCTTTACTGCTTCGTCAGCGGCTTTCCTAGCTTCTATAGCATCTCGTAAACCTGCTGTACGTAGGTCACGATATTCCTTTTTAGCTTCAGCTAGTTGCTTCTCCATCTCTTCAATATTGGCTTTTAATTCATCCAACGATTTACTCATGCTACTCTCTCCTTTCCTAGTTGTATATACTGAACCATCTTTGGTTCTCTTGCAGATGACTTCTGTGCAGGTAACTCTTTCAAAGTTTCCCAACACGTATATCTGAAGTCACAAAAGTTACAGTTCCTATTCAGAACTAGATTACCTGTAGGCTTACCCCTAAATGTTTCTTCCTCTGGCTCAAAGCATCTCTCTAATTCTTTAGCATTAGCTTTGTCAATAGTCTTCTCGATGTCATCTAAGACACTAGTTGTATCCGCATTTTTGGCTGATACGTATTTGAACTGTCCATTAGACTTGTTCACTACCCACCAACCGCCTATGTTTTTACCACTCGCTTTCGCATACCCAACGAGTTGACCTACATAACCAAAGCTATCACCTTTAGCTAGAGATTCAAAAGACTCAAACTTATTTCTGTAAGACCAATCGGATGCAGATTTAATATCGTCAACACAATCGTCTAGCACTAAGTCATAAGTTCCCTTTACATTGATACCATTTTTTAGTGGCAATGTAACCTCTTCACTATCTTGATAATCTATCTTAGCTTCTTTTAACAAAGCTTTAAATACAGCTTCGACTATATCACCAATCATCATAGTCATCAAGAAGTTATTACCTTTAGGTAAGGCTTTATCAGGATGGTTCTTCTCAAACCAAAGCTGACAAGAAGGCTTACCTATGTTAGACATACGTAATTTAAAATCCTTCCTATCATTCTTTGAGCCGAACTGACGAACCATAGCTTCCTTTATATCGGATGCTACACCTTCAATAGTCTCCATAGACATCTGCTTCTTAGATGCAAGTATATCTTCTAGCAACTTGTATATCGCCAATTCAGCACGATGGTTCATTAGCTTGCATCCACTTCTACAAAGTCTTCAACTATATCTTTCATGTCTGAGTCAGCAGTATTTCCAACATTGGCATCCCACTCCTTAACTATGTATTGATTATAGTTATGTATCCATGAGATAAAATCACCAAAGATAACTTGGTCTTCGTCTGAAGTTTCAATAGTGCTTGACACATCTAGAGTTGCTGTAGGTAAGTAAAAAGAATTACCATTTGGTAACTTACGTTCCTGAGTTTCCAATCCAATATGATGTTGGACAGGCAATCTTCTTAAGTCAGCCAACTTAGCGAAAGGTTTACCTACATCTTTGAATGCATCACGATTATCTATCTCCCATATAAAAGGAGTTGTCTCAAAAGAAATACTTTCACCCTTTGCGTTGTAAGGCTCTAGTAAATCTACTAAACCAAAGATAACCCGAACCCTTTTAATCTGCTTGATTAAGTCTTGGGTTTCTGTAGGCAATGCCTTAAAGTCTTGTATGTAACCTGCAGGTTTACCACAGTTGAAGCCACCTTGATTATCTTTTAAATCTAAGTTAAGAGAATCAGCCATGACTGTCTTATGATATATACCCATAGGCTCACCCATCTTGGCATTCATATTCTTGACAAACCTTTTATACATATATCTCTGCATGAATGGTCTTATTCTAGCAGTCTTACTATAATAGGTTTCACCTTCAGGTATCTCAAGCTTATACGTACCACCTTCAACTACCTCTACGTTTACATTCTTACCATTCATTTTGGTTTCACCCATGATTGGTGAATGGTTTATTCTGAAACGTGGTAACTGCTGAGACTTCTTGGTGTCAGAAGACTTAGAACTCTCACCTGCTATACCCATTGCTTTAGCCATAGCTTCGTAGTTGTTCGTATCAATCGTCACTAAATTATTATTATCCATATGTATTGCTCCTTTCTGTGAGTCAAATGTTGTATAGTTATATCAGCTAACATCTTTCGTGTCAAGCCAATTATCACCTATTTTTGCTTCAAGTAATAATGGAACATTGAACTCGATATTAAACTGTCTCTCAACAATAGATTGGAGACTACTGTTGAGTAGTTTGATGAGATATAATACTTGGGTTATCTCATCAGGATGTATGTCAACCACCACAGAATCATGTACTGAATTAACAATACATGATTTGTAGTTGGCTAATAAGTTCTCCATGTGTATCAACACAATAGGAACTATGTCGGCAGTAGCAAAGCTCTGTACAGGATAGTTCTTTATCTGTGTAAAGAAGCTTACTGTGCCGTTCATTCTTCGTTGTACATCAGGAAAAGAAAACTCCCTACCTGATGGTGTGGATATCTTGCCTGTCTCTAGAGCTTCTTTAGCCAATCGGGAGTGCCAAGCTTTGATTCCTGTGTACTTTTTGGTAAAGTGTTCATAGTATTCTGCTTCCGCTTTACTTCTGCCAAAGCCTGTTGCTCCGTAGAGTGGTGCGAATGTATGTGCTTTCGCATCCTGACGAGAAGTCGGTTGACCTGCATCTGTAATAACTTTAGACGTATACGAGTGAACATCGAATCCAGTAGAGACTTCATCCATTGCCACCTTATCTTGTGATAGATATGCCGCAGCTCGGAACTCTAGCTGTGCAAAGTCAGCTTCAAGTATCTTACCACCTTTCCAACGTGATACGAATACCTTCTTAACAGGAAACGTACCACCTCTAGGCATATTCTGCATATTAGGGTCAGCACCACTAAATCTTCCTGTGGCTGTTCTGTGTTGTAACAATCTTACATGAAGCTTACCATCAGTCTTGACGTGTGCCTTGATACCCTCTACAAAAGAACTTAAGTATGAATCCAAAGCTGATAAACGTTTAACATCTGTCAAAAAGTTGACAGCATCTGTCATGTTATTACGTTTAGCCATGCTCTGTAGCATATCTAAGTTAGTCTTAGAAACACCAAAGCCATTAGCAGATACCCACTTAGAACTTGGTGCTTTAAATTTTAGTCCTGCGATTTCTCTAAGGGAATTAAAAGTATAACCACTAGCACCACAAAGAATACAATTATTTTGATTAGCGAATGGAGTTCCATTTTTTCTTACCTTTCTTATCTTACCTGTACCATTACACTCCCTGCAAGAGACAGCTTTAGTTTTTAATACAATGCTTGAGTTTTTAGATACAACATCATTGAAATGACTCTTATCCATATAAGGAGTAAAGGCATTAGCCCACATAGTTTTATCATGTGGCTTTCTACTGTATATAACCCAAGACATTTGCTCTGGACTATTTAGATTAATAGGAGTGTCACCCATCAAGTTTCGTATTTGAACTTGTAATCTCTTCTCTATTTCTAGTTTCTCAGACTCAAACTGAAACCTAACCTCTTCTAGTTTCTCCTCATCCACAGCAAATCCTGTGTTGTATATATGAGCAAGGGTAACACACACTCTGTTAGTAAGTACAACACACTCCATCAATGCTGAATCTGTAGTCATCAATCTTTTTGTTAGCTTTTCTGCTAACTGCTGTGTTGCATGTAAGTCTGCTGACAGGTAAGATGATAGTTCTTCAGGTGGTATCTCGTCAACACCTATACCCTGTTTGAAATATTCCTTTAGGGTATCCTGCTTCTTAGTATCTAACTCATACCTTTCAGCACAAGCTTCTAGTGATAATGGTTCTTTCTGTCCACGTTGCAAGACATATTCGCCTAACATTGTATCAAAGACAGGACCATCATACTTGAAGCCACACTCCCATAGCCACATTAAATCATATGCTATGTTGTGTCCTATTAATATAGTAGCATCATCCAAGTGTTGTTGCACACCACTGAAGTCATCTCTATATAAATATTCTTCTCCTTTATCTGTCAAACATCCAACCATGACAAGCTTATTGTCAGGTTCAAATGGGTCTAGATACATCTTACCATCACGTTTAGTGACAGTATTCTCTACATCTATTGTAAGTTTCATATCTACTCCTCTATGCTGTAAATCTAGCTATTCTGTAATCAAGATTACAATTAATCATACCATGCCATCCTGTTACTTTATTCTTAACAACATTAATATGCCTTAAAGTTGACTGTTCGTCAACCCCTTCTACTTGAGCAGGTTGACCAATCAATAGCATCAAGTCTGCTTCAGCAGCTTTACCTGTACGTGAGCCTTCCATCATAGCTTGATTAAGAACCTGTCTACCTTCAGCTTCCGCCGACAACTGTGACATATAAAATACAGCACAACCATATGTCTTTGCAATCTGTCTAGCATATATTGCATTAGCTTTTAGCATCTCATCAGGTCTAGAGTAACTACCCGACCTAGCAAACTTATCTCCCATATCGAGTACAACTATATCAGGTCTCTCTGACTTACACATTGTTTCTACCCAAGACATATCTTCACCACTAACGTCTTTAATCTTTACGTTCTTGGTTACATCTTGGTAGATAGTCTTAGCTTCCTGAATGTTAGCCTGTATCTTTTCCTTTGGAAAGCCTGTCGATGCTTGTATATATCTGAATGCAACTCTGTCATAAGACTCTTCGTTACATAAGACTACACACTTAGCTCCTTGTCTTGCCATACCACCTGGACCTACTAACATAGACGCATGGAAAGAAGTCTTACCTGTATTAGGTCTTGCTCCTATCTCAACAAGGTATCCTGCATTTACACCCTCTACCTTACGTGCCATCTCAGGTATATTGAATGTCCATTTCATCTGTACAGATTGCTTTGCCATGATGGTATCAAAAGATATATCATCCCACTCAATCTTTACTTCAGGTAGAAAGTTATCATTATACTTGTCAAGTAAATCACGTAATGGTCTAAGGCTTTTCTCCGCACCATTCACATAGTCAAATCCTAGATTAGCTATGTCCTCACCTATGACCTGCTGAAATAATTTAGACAGCACGTCTTGTGCCACGTCAGTACCCATAGGTTGCTCACGTTTTACTGTATTGAACAATGCACTATAACCTTGCTTCTGTGCAGTAGTCATAGATGGATTGTTAGCCATGAACAATGCTTCCACCTCATCAGGTGTTACATCTCTTTTATATTTATTCATAGCATAATCAATAGTATGCTTTAGCTTTCTTGCATCTTTACTGAACAGTCTATCAGGACACTTAGAACCACGATGGTCTGTGTAAAAATCTTTGTTCATTAAGCTACGTAGTAGGGATAGTTCCATATTGGTTCTCCTTTGGGGTTAAGTTAATTAAGTTTTCTATATCATCTTTCTTCTTGTACTTCAAATCATCTTGCAATCTTAGCACCTTAACATCATTTACGTAGGCTCTCAGTTCCTTTGCAAATGCCATCGTCTTGGGTAGAGCATCAGGGTCTAGTGCTATTATTGCTGTTGAGAATTGTGAGAGATACCTCTTGTGAGATTCGGATAATGACGTACCCAATACTGCTACCCCAACATATACTTCACTATCTAAGACTGAAGCACTCACACAATCCTCAACAACTACTGCGACCTTACCATGTCCTGAGACAAAAGGCAAGTCACTTTTTCCATATCGTTTCCATTTAGGTATTCTTTTTCCTAAGGACCTGCCATTGGCATCAACAACTCTGCCTTCATGTATGACAGGGAAAACAACTCTGTGTTCCTTAACATCATACATAAGCTTGTCTTTAGGTATATCATAATAATTTTCTTTATCGTAAGGCACTATGTACTCAGGCATTACGAAGGGTTCGTTGTCTTTCTCTACATCCTGTCTGTGCTTTTTTATATCACTAGCAGATAATGACACACGTTTAGAGCCTGACAGTTGACAAGAAGATTTATAACAGTTCCATAACATCTGACCCATGTTGTTGGTGACAGTAAAAGTTTTATACCCATTACAAGATGGACAGTTAAGCCTTTTACTCTCCCCTATACTTAAATCTAATTCATTAATGTACATATTAATATTCATATATCACTCTCCTTGTCGGCATTTAATTGCTTTTACCATGACTTTTTCGTAATGTCAATGCACTTTCTGCACTAGCATACGTATTTTTCATGTAAGGTTTTACGGATTGTGGGTTTGCATGACCTGTAACAGACATAATCTGACCCATAGATACCCCTGCTTCTACCATTTCTGTAGTTCCTGTACGTCTTAGGTCAGAAATACGTAGTGTGTCAGGTAAATTAGCTAAGTGCATCACTCTACGTGCCACTTTCGACAGCCTTTGCATAGTATATGGTGCATACTTACCTCTCTTTGCAGTAGGATAGGGTGCTACATAAGGCTGAAAGTCGTAATCTTTTGCCTGTTGTTTAAGCATTTCTAATAAGTCAAGTGAAATTGGTAGGTGAACTACACTTCTTCTCTTGGACTGTTGCAAATTTAGCACACTTTTATCAAAATCTATGCTAGAAAACTGCAACATTCTCATATCTCCTACCCTCTGACACCATTCATAAGCCATTTGAACTATCAATCCTATGTTTCTGTACTTAAAATCAGCATAAGCTGCATCCAAGAACTGTATGACTTGGTCTTGTGTCCATACTGTGTTCCTAGAATGAGGTGTCTTACGTTTGTAAGTAGCAAATGGATTAGTCTCAGCATAACCCATCTCCATCCCATAAGAATATATCTTACGAGCAACAGAAGTAATTGCATTAGCTTGATATATTCCACGACCAAGCCATTGTTCGTATGCTCTTCGAGCTTTCGCTCCTGTCATTTTACTTATCTTTACACTTGACAAAGTGTTTCCATCTACTTCAGTAGCCAATAAAACTCCTGCACAATATTGATAATCGTGTTTAGTTTTATCAGCTAACACCTTGAAATCATTAGATAAATAATACTTATCTACTAAATTATTTAGTTGCATTAATATAACCTTTCATAAACTTCAAAGCTAAACTCTTGGCAAAATTCTTCTACTGTATCTAGCTTAGGTTTCATTTTATTTTCATAAGTAATATTATTTTTTAGAAATCGTAGCATATTTTCTAACGAATGAAACTCCCTATAGTCATAGTCAGTATACATGACATCTCCTATACCATCAGGTCTAAAGTCTTCAACATCAAACTCACTTCTAAGTATATATTTTTTCTTATATGGTTTTATATAAGTTGAAGTCACACCCCTAGGGCTACGTCTCCATTGCATATAATCATGTAGCCAATATACTTTACCCATAATAAACCATGGTAAATCCCATTCATCTGCCATCTCGTATAAGTTTCTTAGCCAATTTTTAGGATTCTCAAGTCTTTTCTTTTCATCATCCCAAAAGATATCATACCAACACCAATGTTCAATGTCTCCATTCTTATCATATATAGGCATATTATTTCTCCTTTATAAACAATCACAAAAAGTATTTGTGATAGCCATACCTATGATATAAAAAATATATAACACAACTATGCCTATCCCAAAACTACCTAGTAAAAACAATAACTTATTTAACATCCACATAAACTCTTATGTGAGATGACTCATTCAAACCTTGACCCCAATAGGTAGCACCTGTGCCCTTGAGTTCTTCCTTGACGTGTTGTCCACGTACTCTCATCTTGTATGAGTCTTTGTTAAGATACTTCTTCATAGTGTCAACAAACTCCTGACCATCTGTGTCGTTAGGTATCTCGCTGAATACGTAGTTACAACCTTTCTTGTGTGTTGTTTTCTCGTATTCTCTTTGCCACATACTTGCTCTTTTCTCTAGAGTCTGAATTCTTTTCCAAGCTACGTCATATGCTTCAGCAGTTACAGTAGGTTTTCTATTCACTTCAGCTAAGGCTTCCTTAGTTGCTTCATATGTTTCTTTCTCTACCATGTTCATGGCTTTCTCTTTCCACATATCACGTTCTCTTGCTAACTTAGATATGTATTCTGCATCTATTTGTTTTTTCAACATACGTTCTTGATGTCTAAATGCTCTGACTAAATACACGATATCCATGTCAGCAATTTTTATGGGTTCTCCCCTGTGTAAAGATAGATGTTCTACCTCATCTAACTCATGCATATCAGCAGGTAGTTTACCCTCTATTGCTTCTGCTACTTTAATTAATTGTTTTATCCTCATGCTACTTCTCCTTCTAGCCATTGTGGTTTCTGTGTATATTTATATCTAGCAAATTTAAGTTTGTCAACCCTATAAAAATTTCTATATGCTTCAATAGGAAAGAACTCATCTGTCTTCAAGTCATCATGCCCACTAAAACATTGTGGGTGTGGTGTCAAAGGACCACTTGGTATACAATCTATGCCTTTGTATAAGGCAATACTATGCTTACCTGCACCATGCCATTTGCCATACCTTTCGTGGTACTCACATAACATACAACAATACAAGTCATATGCAAATCTATAGTTTTCAATAGTCTCCATTGCCCATAATGTGCAAGGGTGCTTCTGATGCACAGGTTTGTATAACCCATGCTCCTCTGCATAGTCAGGTGCATGATGCCATAGTGCAGTACATAGCATCTGTGCTTCTTCAAGTGGCATCTTGACTATGTGTTGGTCACACAAAGACTTAGCAATCTCTTGTGGTGTTTGTTCTATAATAAATCTATTCATGCTATCTCCTTATCGTTTATTTTAGTTCTGCATACATCTGTACCTAACATATCAAACATAACACAACCATAATCATAGCCTATCTTATAGTAATGATGTGACTTAGTGTCATCTCTTTCACCATGCAATAAGCCATCTGCTATACCATCTTTAATAGCTTCTATAATCTTATGCTCTTTGATATGTTTCT